GGCGGGCACCGACGATACCCAGCGCACGGAAGTGTGGCGTTCCAAGACCGCCAACCTGCAGGACGCCACCAAGATGGCGGACCTGGCGTATCCGCAGAATTCGCTGGAGATCGATGGGCTGGCGGCGGGGGCGGCGTTCTACTTTTGGGTGAGGTTGGTCGACAAGACCGGGAATGTTGGCGCGTTCTATCCCGATGGTGCTGGTCTGCCGGGCCAGGCTAGTTCGGATGTGGCTGACTACGAGCCGGTGATTACCGGGCTGATCGAGCAGACGCAGCTAGGGCAGCAGATTCTCGAAGGCGTCGACCTTGCTACGCCGGATATGGCCGGTGACGCGGGAGAATGGGCAGGGAACAGCTCGCACTTCGCCGGCACATGGACGCTGCTCGATGCCGTGCAAGACGGTGATCGAGCCCTAGCGACGCGTGTGGATCTCGTGCAGGCCACCGTGAATGACACCAGCGCTGTCGTGCAGCAGGCTTCGCAAGCGGTGGTAGATCTTAATGGAAAGATTAGCGCGACCTGGACTGTGAAGTGTCAGGTTACATCTGATGGCCGCATCTACGGCTCAGGCATGGGCTTGGGAGTCGAGCAACAGCCTGATGGCTCTTATCAATCCCAAGCATTATTCCAAGCCGATCGATTCGCGGTAATCAATACCGCAAATAACAGCGTTACGGCGCCATTCGTGATCCAGAATGGCCAGACATACATCCGACAGGCCCTCATCGGCGACGGCTGGATCAATAACGCGATGATTGGCGACTACATCCAATCCTCGGATTATGTACCAAATCAGCGCGGCTGGAAGATCAGCAAGAGCGGCAACAGCTTCGAGATGAATGGGAGTGGTGGTAGTGGTCGACTGCTAATTACCAATACGCTGGTCCAGGTTTTCGACGGCAATGGTGTGATGCGCGTCAGACTGGGGATCTGGTGATGAGCATCGGGTTGCAGATCAATGATGGGCAGGGAGCGTCGATCCTCGATACGAGTATGCGCACGGGTCGCATACTAGGTTCCGTAGCAATAACCGGTGATAACGGATCCGTAGCTGTTCCCACGGTGACAGGAACACCTTTTCTGATAGTGACTAGCTGGCCGCAGCCCTTCTCAACAGGGCAGTTCGGAACAGCGAATGTGTGGGGCGAGCTGTCATTCGATGGGACGACCATCCATTGGAGTTTTGGCTTTGGCGGCCCTATTTATGGCTCGATCACGATCTACTACGGATCCTACTAATGAGCGCCGGCTTCGAAGTGATAAACGATTCGCAATCGATTCTTATCGACCAGAACTTCCAGAACTTAGCACTGGTTGCAAAGGGCACGATCTCCATCGGATCGAATTCTTCGCCTGGTGGCTATTCTGGATTCACGACCATCCCTGCCACCGGCATTCCGCTCATCTTTATTCGATGCGCAGGATGGGTGGCCGTCACGGGCGCAACAAACGGTCGCTTCGATTGGCGAATGGCCAAGGGAGTAACTACCTTTGACTACTATGCATTCGCGCCACCGCAATCCATCGGCGGAAACTTAGGGCTACAAGTTTTTGGCTCAGACGGAACGCTGTGCTTCGACGCTCAACAGAAGTACCTGCGCATTCTTGGAACGATGGCAACCAAGGGCAGCATGTTTTTCCCCGACTCTGGTGGCGTAGGAACCGTAATCTCATTTCCGCTACCAGGCACACTGCCTGCGGTGTGCTTCTCTGATCCTGGCGGACAGTTCCAGGTCGTTACTGGCAGCATTGTCTCGGGGGGGATGACATACAGGACAGTTGCCAGATGCGGAATGCGCATCAACGGCAGCAATTTAGAGCTGGCCCAATTTCAGTCGCTGGACAATATCTCACTTCCCAGCGGCGCCAATATCAACACCAGGGTGGCAGCTTCCCCAGCCGCAGTGATCATTGCCGACGTAAGCAATATGTAGAGGGATGAGATTTACGTCCGACACGACAATGTCACGCAAACACTCAAAGCCGCTGCAAAGCGGCTTTTCCTTTTAGGCATCCCATATGACACAGCAGCACATCAATCTCGGCAACCAGCCCGATGGAAACGATGGCGATACGAATCGCATCGCCTGGGGCAAGGCGGAATCGAACTTCAATGAGATCTATGGCAGCGCACTGAGCGCACCGTCGTTCAGAAATCTGCTCATCAACGGCAACTTCGACATCTGGCAGCGGGCCACCTCGTTGCCGTCGGCCGTCATCGGCCAGCGCTATTGCGCCGATCGCTGGCTGACGCAGTCTGGCGGCGGCTCGGCGAACAGCGTGGCTCAGCAGCTGGTGACTCTGGGCGACACCAGCTTCTCTTCCAATCCTCGTTATTACACGCGGGTTGGCGTGACGTCGGGTGGAACAACCGGCTCGTATGCAACCTTGTCGCAGAAGATCGAGGGCGCGCAGCGGCTTTCCGGCCGGCAGGCCATGCTGTCGTTCCTGTGTCGCACGGATGTACCCAAGAAACTGGGCATCGAAATCGAAGTCCAGTATGGCTCCAGCGGCTCGTCGCCCAACGACAGCTTTCCGCAGGGACCACTGCTGGATATCGGCACGGTGTTCCGCCGCTATGTCGTCCCCATCACTGTGCCCGCCCTGACCGGGAAGACGATTGGCAGCGGCAACGACTCGACAGCTCTGCATTTCTGGCTGGACTCTGGAGCCACTTACGCCGCGCGCAGCAGTGGCCTCCCCTACCAGAGCGGCTGGTTCGAGTTCGCCGAAGTGCAGTTCGAACTGGGCGCCATCGCGACCGCGTTCGATCCGCGCCCAGCCGTCCAGGAGCTCGCGCTGTGCCAGCGCTACTTCGAGCGCAGCTATGACCTCGGCGTCGCCACCGGCACCAGGAATGCCAATGGCTCCGTCGTTGCCTATATGACCGGTGTCCCAGCCGCACAATACAAGGTGGGGAGCATGGCCTACTTCAAGACCACGAAACGGGCTACGCCCCTGGTGACGCCGTATGGGTACGCCACAGGGACTCCCGGCATGATGACCGACGGCAGCGGCATCGACACATCCGCCTCACTGAGCGTTGTCGGCACCGGATCGTTCTATATCTTTGCTTCGACCAGCGGCAGTACTACCACGCCGAACACCAGCGCGCACTGGACCGCTGACGCGGAACTTTGATTGCTGTCCGCCATCATTTTTTGGCTACATCTCCCAGATCGCTTATGACCATCCAGATCATCTATCTAGGTACTCCTCCCAAGGGAGCGGACGGCGACACCAATCGCACCGCTCTGGACAAGTGCAACTACAACTTCACCGATCTCGACGGCCGCGTCACTACCGCTCAAACCACGGCCAACAGCGCAGGCCAGGCCGCGAATATCGCCAAGACGGCCGCCGACACCGCCAAGGCAACGGCGGATACCGCCAAGGCCACCGCCGACCTTGCTCTGACCAGCTCCAACCCGGTCTTCCTCGGCAGCATCGGCAAGACCGGGGTTTACCAACAGTTCTCTTACCGCGTATCGAATACCGGAACCGATCGCGGCATCGGCGGCTCCTGGCCCGAGTGGACGCAGAACCGCACGCCAGCCCTGCAGCTCGACGCGATGAACAACGTCTGCGCCTACATGCTGGCCCGCGCAACTCATTGGGGTGTACGCCATCTGGCGGCCATCGATGTCTATGAAGGCGGATCCGGAACCTCGGCACCGCAGCTGCATATGCACGTGGGCAGCACGCAAAACGCCTTCCAGTTCCTCGAAGGCGGCAACGCCGTCTTTGCTGGCACCTTGACGCAGAATTCCGACTATCGGATCAAGCGCGATGTCGTCGGCATCGAGCCTGCGCTCCGTGCGCCCCGTCGAATACAGGGACGACCGGGAACCGGAGGACGCTGCACGTCGTGCGGGCGTGATCGCCCATGAACTGGCGGAGCCTTTTCCCCTGCTCGTCGAAGGCGTCAAAGACGCGGTGCGCCGGTCTGTGCGCCTCGAAGGCGATGCGACTCCCTATGAGCCCGGCACGGAACCCGTCGGCTACAAGCCGCCAACGCAAGTCGCCTACGACGAACCGGTGCTGCAGAACGTCAACTATGTCGGCCTGCTTCCCTACGTCATTGCCGCGTGGAAGCACACCGACAATCTTCTGCAGCGGGCCATGGCACGTATCGCCGTGCTCGAACAACGGCCATGACCCGGCCGGGGCCGAACGCACTGGCATTGCCGCCTCGCTCCCGCTAGCTTGTGCAACCTCTACTTGGCACCGGCTTCGTGCGGCGCCTATTGCACAAGGACGTCGCATGCTCCATCCCGCCCAGCGCTCCAATCTCCCCTGGCTCGCCACCATCACCTCCATGCTGGTGGTGCTGGTCTGGCATTGCCTCACCTTCGGCATGATGGTGCTGCGCGCGCCGTCGGACAACGAGCAGATTCTCTCCTTCGTGGCGATGACGATCAGAACGGTCGGCGAAGGCCTGCTGGTGCATGGCGGGTTGGCATTCCTGGTCGCGCAGTGGCGCGGCGAGCGGAGTGAGGAATGGGCGTTCCGGCGGCCGCTGCTGCTGGCGGGGGTGTTCGCCGGCGGGCTGCTGGTGTGGAGCCTGTTGGCGATGTTCCTGTACCAGGGCCTGTTCCTGCTGATGGGGCCGGAGCAGATGGGCTCCTGGCTGCGGATCTGGATGTTCGTGCTGGGTCTGGTCATCGCCCCGCTGCAGGTGTGGTCGTCATGGCGCCTGGCCCTGCTGGTGTGCCGCGAGGATGCGATCGCGACGCCTCCGCAATCGGGCCTGCGCTTGCGGGCGGCGGGACTGGCGGCATGGATGCAGGCAGCGGGCACGGTGCTCGGCGTGTCGATGCTGTTGCCACTCGCCAATGCCTTCGACGCGTATTCGCCGGTGGTCTGGCTGAGCAGTTGGGCCGGGGCGTTGCTGGCTGGCGCGTTGGCTTTCGGCGGCGCGTGGCTGGCATTGCCGCGCCACCTGTCGCGCCTGCGCGCAGGCAGGCTGCTCGGCGCCGGCGTACTGACTTTCGTGTTCGCCTATGCGTTGGCAGTCGGTGTAGGCGTCGCGGCGCTGGTGTTGGCGCTGGGTGGCCAATCGATGGACCAGACTGCAGCCATCGTGCTGATGGTGATGCTGGGCGTGCTGCCGCTGCTGGGGATGTTCGGTTTCCAGTGGCTGTGGACGCGCGTGCTGTATTCGAAGATTCGGCGCGCACTGACGACCTGAGCGGCCTCGCCGACAGCATGGCCTGGTGGTTCCAGGCCAGCGTTACGTCCTTCCAAACCGCCTCACTATCGGCAAGCCCGGCGCGACGCAGCTTGCGTTAGCTACGGCTGCAGCCCAGACATTTGCTTTCTCGGCCTCCCGGCCTCTAGCCGGAACGCGGCCTCCTCGTCATGCCTCAAGCTCATGGCGATTCCACTGCACTCAACTCATTGGCTGCCTCATGAGCAGCATCACAGGAAGCGTTACCATGCCTCAGCAACACATCAACCTTGGCACCCAATCCGACGGCATAGACGGCGACACCAATCGCGTCGCCTGGCAGAAAGCCGAAGCCAACTTCAGCGAGCTGTATGCCTACACGCCCGATGTCAGCACCTTCAAGAACAGAATCATCAACGGCAGTTTCGATTATTGGCAGCGCGGCACCAGCTTCTCCTCCGGCGGATACAGCGCCGACCGTTTCCTGCTCCAGCAGACGGGAACCACGATCGGCGCCTCGAGGCAAACCTTTGCGACCGGCCAATCCGCGGTGCCGGACAATCCCTCCTGCTACATGCGCTGCGCCGTCACCTCCGTGGCAGGCGCAGGCAATTCTGGCTACTTGGCGCAGCGCATCGAAAGCGTGGCCGCGCTGGCCGGAAAGCGAGTCACCGTGTCGTTCTACGCCAAGGCGGATGCTGCAAGGAGGATCGCGCTCGAGGCCACGCAGATGTTCGGCAGTGGCGGCTCGGCTTCGGTCAATGGCATCGGCGTCACCAGTTTCAACCTGACCAGCGGCTGGCAGAAGTTTTATGCAACCTTTGACATACCTGCCCTGGGTAACAGCACGATCGGGCCAAACGGTGACGATTTTCTGCAGATTGCGCTGTGGATGGATGCCGGAAGCAACTTCAACGCGAGGACGAATTCGCTTGGCCAGCAATCCGGCACCTTCGACTTTGCTCAGATCCAGCTCGAGACCGGCGATGTAGCAACGTCCTTCGACGTGCGGCCACAGGCCATCGAACAGCAGCTATGCAACCGCTACTGCTATGCATTCAAGGCGGCCATTGGCACCGGCATTGGCGTGGGCACGCAGCACAGCTCCACTAATACATTCGTACCCCTGCCGCTCCCAACCGCCATGCGGACATCGCCCTCGATGAGGAGCCTGGGATCGCCCATCCGCTGGAGCGGTGCGGCATCCAGCACGAGCGACCCCTCGCTGGGTGTGATCAATCCGGGACTCGTATGCCTTATTTTTTCAGTGTCCGGAGGCACGCAATGGTCCAGCGGCTATGCGGCGTCGATTGGAGGCTCACTCAATCTGGTCATGGAAGCGGAGCTGTAAGGATCTTCGGCAGCTCAATCGGACGCATGCAGGCGCCGCTTCAGATCAACCTCTCCGCCTCCAACTCACTCTTCAAATAAGCGTAGTAAATCGGCGCCGCCACCAGCCCCGGCAACCCAAACGCCGCCTCCACCACCAGCATCGCCACCAGCAGCTCCCAGGCACGCGAGCGGATCTGCGTTCCCACGATGCGCGCGTTGAGGAAGTACTCCAGCTTGTGGATCAAGATGAGAAAACCCAGCGCCGCCACGCCCACGCCCAGCGATACCGACAGGCCGGCGATGGTGATGGCGGTGTTGGAGATCAGGTTGCCGATCACCGGCAGCAGGCCGACGATGAAGGTGATCACCACCAGGGTCTTGGCCAGCGGGATGTGGAAGCCCATCAGCGGCATCACGCCGAGCAGGAAGATGGCGGTGAATACCGTGTTGATCAGCGAGATCTTGATCTGCGCGAACACGATGTTATGGAACGCCTCGGCCAGGCGCTGGCAGCGCAGGCCGAGCGCGGCGGCGAGCGGGCCGACCTGGTGCGCGGGGCGCGTGCGGCTGAGCGCGACGATGCCGCCCAGCACCATGCCGATGATGATGTGCACCAGCACGCGCGCGGTTTCCTTGCCCAGCGACTGCAGGCTCACCGAGTGCTTGTGGGTCAGTTCCAGCGCCATCACGCGCAGTTCGTCCACGCTGTCCGGCAACCAGCCCACGATCGAGGCGGGCAGCTGCTGGCGGGCCTTCTCGACCAGCGGCATCAGCTGGTCCTGCCACAGCAGTTCGGGATTGCCCAGTTCGGTGCGGAAGAAGCTCAGCGCACCGAGGATCAGCAGGATCAGCAGGCCGACCACGATCGCCGCCAGCAGCGCCACCACCAGCACGCGTGCGCGGTCGCCGGGCACGCGCTTGCCGAGCAGGGGCGCGGTGGACTGCACGATCTCGTAGACCAGCAGGCCGGCGAACAACGCGGGCAGCAGGCGCAGGAGCATCACCAGCAGCAGGGCGGCGCCGGCCAGCACATAGGTGGTGATCCGGATCGGCAGGCTGGGCTGGCGGGGCTGGGGCAGGCTGGTTTCCATGCGGGGGCGGGTCAGTCCAGGGGGCCCTGAGTCTGTCAGCAGCGCATGGCGGTCGCCAGCCCGGAAAGGCATGGAGGCAGAACGACGCTTCAGAATGCGTGGCCGCCACCAGGAGCCAGCCCGGTCTTCCCCGTGTCGTAAACTGCGGCGATTCTTCTGTCCGCTTTACCTACAGGGAAACCCATGCGTATTCGTCTGACGGCGTCCGTCGCCGCCCTCGTCCTGCTCGCCGGCTGCTCGGCGCAGCACACCGCCAAGCCCGCGACCTCCGCGCCGGTCGCGCAGGCATCCGACGCGGCCAAGCCCGCCGCTGACGACAACCTCAATGCCGTGGCCTGGACCCAGACCGCGATCGAGCACGACCTGATCTACCTGCAGACCTACCGCGACGCCCAGGCCCGCCTGCTGCCGGCGCTCAAGGACAAGAGCTGGGACGCGCTGACCAAGGAAGACCGCGCCGCCCCGGTCAAGGGCCTGAAGCCCGCGGTGGTACTGGATATCGACGAGACCGTGCTGGACAACTCGCCCTATCAGGCACGCCTGGTCCGCAGCGGCGGCGAGTTCAACGAAGCCGACTGGGCCGCCTGGTGCAAGGAGCAGCGCGCCCGTGCCCTGCCCGGCGTGGTGGAGTTCACCCAGTTCGCGGCGAAGCACGGCATCGCGGTGCTCTATGTCTCCAACCGCGCCAAGGACCTGGACGAGGCCACCCTGGGCAATCTGCGCAAGGCCGGCCTGCCGGTGTCGGGCCCGGAGGCCTTCCTGGGCCTGGGGACCTTCGTGCAGGACTGTGAGCAGGTCGGTACCGAGAAGGGTTGCCGCCGCCAGCAGATCAGTCGCAAATACCGCGTGCTGATGCAGTTTGGCGACCAGATCGGCGATTTTGCCACCGTCCTGGCCAACAACGCCGAGGGCCGCGGCAAGGTCATGGCGCCCTATATGGCCTGGATCGGCACGCGCTGGTTCGTGCTGCCGAACCCGACCTACGGCTCCTGGGAGCCGGCCCTGTTCAACAACGACTGGGCGGCTCCCCGTGAAGAGCGGCATCGCTTGAAAGTCAATGCGTTGCGCGTGGATTGAGGTTTTTGCACACGAACAATCAATGACTTAGCGCATTAAACGAAAGTGTTGCCTTAGCTTTCAGGATGCGGTTAAGATCGCCGCGCCGACCCTGCTGCTGACCACAGATACTGCGGGCAAGGCCATTTCCCTTCCGGCTCTGCCGGATTACCCCGCGAGGCCCAACGCCCGCGGGGTTTTCTTTTGTCCGGCCCCCATCGTCCGTAATGAAGTTCACGGATCGTGGACGTGGCCCGGAACTGGGACGACCTGCCCTTGTCTCCCCAAAGCGGGCGCCCTTACGCTCCGCCGCTCATCGCCGGCCCAGCCGACTGGCGCTCCACTCCGCGAGATTGCTTCCCATGCGTCACCGACCGCTCCGTCACCTTCTGCTCGGGCTGCTCGCCCTTGCCGCACTGTCGGCCTGCCACGACAAAGACCAGCAGAAGGACGCCGAGCTCTCCGGGGGCGCTACGCCGGAGGAGGCGATCCAGGACGAGGTGAAGCTGATCCGTGCCGGCGACTTCGCCGGCTTCTGGAAGCACGCGCTGCCGCCGGCCGACTACGCCACCCTGCGTACCGACTGGCCGCGCGAACATCCCGGCCAGCTGCCCGGCGCCGAGGACCGCGCGCAGTTCGAAGCGAAGATGAAGGAATTCACCGAGCCCGGTGCCGAAGACAAGCTCTATGCCGAGGCCAGGCCCAAGCTGGTCCAGATGCAGCAGCAGTACAGCGACCAGCTGCCCTTCATGATCGGCGTCATGCAAGGCATCGCGCGCAGCGCGATCGACCAGCGCAAGGACATGACGCAGACACAGAAGAAGCAGGCCAACGACGTGCTCGACGTGGTCGTGCCGTGGGCGCAGCAGCAAGCCTGGTTCGACCAGGCCAAGGCCAGGCAATCCATCGCCACCCTGGTCGCCACCGCGCGCAAGCTCGACATCAAGAGCGCCGACCAGCTGCAGGCGATGGATTTCGATACGGCGATGCGCAAGTACAGCGCCGGCTACCTCGGCATCAAGGACGTGCTCGCGACCTACGGCCTGTCGCTGGACCAGGCGCTGGACTCGGTCAAGGTCACCACGCTGGAGAACGCCTACGGCTACGCCCGCGTGAAGATCGACTACGTACTGCTGGGCAAGCCGCTCAGTACCGAATCCACCTTGATGCAACAGGA